AGAGAATATGATGCATTAAATGTTTCTATAGAAATTAAAGGTGATCCACATTGGATGGGCAACATGCAGGCAGTAATAAAAGGAAAGTTAGAGAAACCAGACTATGCTAAACAAGATGCACTTATAACGTTCTTACAGTTTAACCCTAATGCTGATAAGTTATTAACTGAACAAGTTAAAGGTGAAATTGATCCAATTAGTACAGGAATATATAAATTAACTACAGTAGAAAGTAGATTTCAAGGTGGACGATTCACCCAAACATTAAACGGATACAAAGATGTTAATTCAAATACGTCTTTATTGTTACCGAGCATAATAGAACTATCAGGAGTATAATATGGCAGGATTAATAAAACACGACGGTGTACATGTTTCAAACAGAGGCAAACAAAGTAGTGAAATAGGTATCAACAACCTTAGTGGAATATATGTTGGTGAAGTTATTAATAATACTGATAGTTTATATACAGGCAGAATAACTGTACGCATATCAGAGTTTGGTGCAAAAACTTCTGAGAGGATTTGTTTATTAGTTACACCATATGGTGGGCATACAAAAATTCAAGATAGCGGTAAAGATGTAAAAAAAGAAGCACAGGCACCAGTAAGTTATGGTCTATGGCCACAGCCACCAGAAATAGGAACAAATGTTGTTATAGCATATACTGGTAGCATGGAGCAAGGTATTGTAATTGGTTCTCTAATAGCCAAAGACAGAAATGCAATGATGGGTGGTAAAGCAAGTGGACAAGTTTATGCTAATGATCAAACAAGTTTAGGAACTGCCGTAGAGAAAAATCCACACGATATAAATGATGCCGACACCAAACCACTAGATGAATACTTTCAAGCGATATTAAATCAACAAGGACTAAGTCTTGACTATGTTAGAGGACACAGCCAAAGTAGTGCAAGAAGAGAATCACCTAGTAAAGTTTTTGGAATTACAACACGACAAGGGCATGTTCTTACAATGGACGATGGTGATGCTAATGGTACCAGTAACAATATTAGATTGAGAACCAAAGGTGGTGCTCAAATATTAATGGACGATAGTAATGGTTTTATTTTTATTACAAACCAACAAGGCAGTGCTTGGGTTGAAATGGATATTGCAGGACACATAGATGTTTACAGTCAGTCAGGTATAAACATGCACACAGAAGGTGATTACAATGTACATGCTAAAGGCAGTATTAATATGCAGGCTGAAATTGGAGTCAATATAAAAAGCTCAGGCGGTGAAGGAATAAAATTAGAAACAAGTGTAGCTGGTGTTGATGTATATAGTGCGTTAGATATAAATTTACAAGCAGATGCTAATTATAATTTACTAGTAGCAGGAAACATAATTTCTAAAGGTACTAGAATAGATATGAACGGCCCTGAACCAGGTACTGCAACAAAACCTACAGTACAAAATCAAATATCAAACACTAGTGTAAAGACTAGTATAGCAAGTAGAGTACCCGAACATCATCCGTGGCAAGGAGTTAGTGGAGTAGAAGAAACATTTACAGCAGGAAAAGGGAACACATCATAATGCCAAGTTTTAGTTTACAATCAACTGTTGATAGTAAAAATCTAATAGATTATGGATTGTTTACCGTAATTGACAGTACAGCGGTTAAAACATTAATAAACTTGTCTGAACACGAAGCAAGTGATAAATTAATTAATTTTAAAATTAGAAGTACTAGATGGTTAGGCTATGCAAAGAATTCAGTTATTGGATATAAAGGAACAGTAGGTTTAACTAGTAAAGGATTAACTGAAGCAGAATCTTATACAAACTGGTTAGAAGAATTTAAAGACAAAGAAAGAAGTTTTAAAAAACAACTTCCATTAACTACATTATCACAATCACAATATGATGCAATGTTAAGTTTATATGTAGATACAGGATCATTTACTCATGTTGGTACTAAAAACAGACAATTTGAAATATTAGAATTTATTTCTAATAGACAATGGGAACATGTGGCCACTGCATTAACACTTAGTGGTGCCGATAGGCTTACTAGGCAAGTAGAAGCAAAAATATTAATATTAGGTGACTATGGAACATATAAAAATAGATCTTATATTAAAGAAGAAGGTATACGAACTCTTATAAAAGATTATAGTACTAATCAATTAAATGATGAACAAACGAAACAAGCAGAGTATGTTTATTACGCAGAAACAAAAAGATTCTTACCTAATATGACTGAAAGTAGAAAGAGACTTCTAGCAAACGAACTCAGTTAATTCATAATAATCCAATCATAAACTACATAGTTAATCTTTTGCATAAATAGTTGTATGAGCAATATATTTGGATATACAACATTAGACCAACCTTACACAAGTAAGAGTCTGAGTGGCTTAGAATTAGCCAAACAGGATCTGTTAAATCATTTTAAAATCCGTAAAGGTGAGAAATGGTCAGACCCTACGTTTGGGTGCGACTTAGAATTATATGTATTTCAACCGTTAGATCAAGAAACACAAGATAGCATCAACGAAGAGGTTTATAACGTAATAAGTTATGATCCTAGGTTTGAAATATCTGATTCAACTATAAATGTTGTACATGATGCCCATTCGGTAACAGTTAATGTAAAATTAACTTACTTACCAACAACAACTGCGACCGAGTTGCAGATTAAATTCGATAAAGAATTCACAGAAAACGAAGAGTTTTAATTATGGCACAGAAATCAAGACAAAATAAACTTTTTGCGGCAGAGGACTTTACAGTAATTTATGAATCATACATTAATGCAAACTTTCAAGCATTTGATTATGATACTATTAGAACTGCAATGGTTGACTATGTACGCAATAATTATCCAGAAAACTACAATGACTGGATAGAATCAGCTGAATTTGTTTCACTACTCGATGTAGTCGCACAATTTGGGCACAACTTAGCATATAGAGTAGATATGAATGCTAGGAATAATTTTTTAAGTACATCAGAACGACAAGAATCAGTTTACAAATTAGCAGAATTTTTAGGTTATCAGCCAAGACGTAATGTGCCAGCGTATGGCGAGCTAAAAGTAGTAAGTGTTAAAACAAACGAAAATATTATTGGAAGCGATGGAACAAGTTTAGGTGGAACTGATATTAAATATGAAGTTTCAAACAATGTAAGTAACTTAGATGATTTTATTACTATAATGAATTCAGTTTTACAAAATAGTAATCATTATGGTAGTCCAAAAAAATCAGTAGTAATTAATAACATAACAACAGAATTTTATGATCTTAATAACAATCCTAATCAATTTAAATTTGATGTTAATGGAGCAGTATTAGGTTCTTCATCTACATTTAATGTTATAAGCAGTGACTATGATAATACTACAAAATCATTTGCAGAAAAATCTCCAGACTCTGCAGGAAGTTTTGGAATATATTTTAAAAATGATGGCAAGGGTATAAACAGTGTTAATACTGGATTTTTCTTTGGCGTTAAGCAAGGAACATTACAATATGAAGATTTTACTATAGATACCCCAATTGATAGTATGTCATTAGATGTAACTTCTAAAAATGTAAATGACACAGACGTATGGGTACAGAATATTGATAGCACAGGTGGCATTGTTAAAGAGTGGACAAAAGTAACAGATGTTAATAGTAATGTAATTTATAATAATCTAGCAACAGGTGAACGAGATATATTCAGTGTAAAAACAAGAGAAGATAATAAAATATCAATTTTATTCCCTGATAGTACTTTTGGTAATATTCCAAAAGATACAATTAGAGTTTGGTATAGAACAAGTGCTAATAGTACATATGTTTTAAGACCAGATGATTTAACAAGCAAAAAAATACAAATAAACTATACTGGGTTTGATGGTAACACATATGTAGCGGCATTTACTATGCAACTTAAACAATCAGTATCAACAGCAAGTTCAAATGAAACTATAGATGAAATAAGAGAAAACGCACCAAAGAACTATGCTAGTCAAGACAGAATGATTACCGCACAAGACTATAATACTATGTTAGGAAATTCTAATGGAGGTATTGTAAAAATTAAAAGTGTTAATAGAACATTCAGTGGGCATAGCAGATATTCAAAATTTATCGATCCTACAGGAACATACAGTAATTTATATTTAACAGGAAACGATGCAGAAATAAGATCAGCTGACAACTTAGAAGAATCTGCAACAGCATCAACTGAAAATGCAAAGTTAATATATGAGAAATATGTAAAAGATATTTTAAATAATGATGAGTTTGTAAATTTATATTATACAAGATTTAGAAAACATTTTGTAGCATTGGCAGTTACAGCTGGTCACTTTGATGGCACAATTGATTCGGGTACTGGATTTTCTGCAGACACTACGGAAACTGTAGAAGCATCATCTACATATACATGGAACACAGATAGTACTACTGCAAGTAACATTTTAAATGGCTATTTTACAGATCCAGCAAATGCTATTAAACGAGTAGGTACTACAGTAACTGATTATACACAATACATTACACCAGGTGCCTTAATTAAATTTAAGCATATTGATACAACAGTAACTCCTAATGTAACTACAACTAAGTGGGCAAAAGTAGTTGACATAGTTGGGCATGGACTTGGTATAGAAGGTACAGGAAGTAATGCAGGACAACCAACTGGTAAAAAATCAGATGGTACGGGTGCTATTGTATTAGATGTTGGAATACCAACTGGTAGCACTATTGAAATTGTATATCCAGGATTATCTAAAAAGTTTTCTACTAGAGAACAAGAAATAATTACAGATCTGTTAGAAGCAAAAAGATCATTTACTATAAAGTATAGCCCAGCAACTAAAGCATGGGTTGCAGATGTAACACCTGCTGTATTTAATGCGACAACTACTTTCCCTACAGACTTTGATACTGCAGATGCAAGTTGGGTTATTTATTTTAATTATGCAGACACATCATATAATATTTACTTGAGAACACTAGGAATTAAATTTAAAAGTTCTAAAGTAAACTTAGGAAACATTAGAAATGAATTAGAGATAGGAACATATACTAAAAAAGCAAAACGAGATATTATTACTATGTTAGGCTCAGATGGCACAAACATAACTAACAAAGGAACTTTCTACGTATATGGTTATAATGTTTATGTTAATTATAGTGATTACAGACTAACGTTAATTGATGGCAATGCTGATGCTAGACCAGATAATCCAGATACATTTAGAGATGTAGTAGGCGTAGGAAAAACAACATTACTTGCTACGGCTGATGTTCCAGTAAACTTTCAATGGGAACATATTGCCGCAGACAATCAAGTAGTAGACCCTAGCTTTACAAACATCATTGATGTATTTGCTTTGTCAAAAACATATGACACAGAATATAAAAATTACTTAAATGATGTAATCATAACAGAACCTACACCACCTACTAGTTATCAACTAGGAACACAATTTGCTGGCCTTGATGGCAAAAAAGCAATAAGTGATACTATTGTTTATAAACCTGTTAAGTATAAACCAATGTTTGGAACACATGCAGAATCACATCTTAAAGCAAGGTTTAGAATAATTAAATTATTTGGTTCGAACATTACTGACAGTGATTTAAAATCAAAAACAGTATCAGCTATAAATGCTTTCTTTGAATCAAGCAATTGGGAATTTGGTGAAACATTTTACTTTACAGAACTAGCGGCATATGTACATAAAGAACTCGCTGGTGTATTAAGTAGTTTTGTTATTGTACCACAAGGAGCAGGTAGTGTATTTGGTGATATGT